CTACACAAAGGTTGGACAGCTTATTTGATGAATCAAGTGGTTAAAGAAGATCCACGCTTTGTAAAAGCCAAACAAGAATGCGAGTCAGAAGTTTATGCCATGTACGCAGATGTTATTCGCGAAGAAAAAGCCTGGGCAGATTACTTGTTCAAGAAAGGTCCGGTTATTGGATTGAATGCTGCCATACTAAAAGAGTTTGTTGATTATACAGCAGTGTCCGCATTAAAGGATATAGGAATTAAATATCAAAGTCCTGCCCCCAAGTCAACGCCTATCCCTTGGTTTAACAAGCACAGTGACACAAGTAAAAAACAAACTGCATTGCAGGAAAATGAAAGCACCAATTATGTTATTGGTATAATGAGCGACAGCATCGATTATGATGCATTGCCAACTTTATAAAGAAAGACGTTATGAAAATCAACGAAGTAGTAGCACAAATTAATGATGCGTGGTTTGAACAAGGCAGTTTCAAAACTTTTAAAAAGCCAGCCAAAGAACGTTATGAGATTGCCCAACAAGCAGGCACAGTTCAAACTCTAGAAGGACCTGTAAATTACCAAGCAGGTCATTATATTATGACTGGCCCCAAAGGCGAAAAATATCCAATTACTCCTGAGAAATTTCGAGAAATGAAAGACGACTTGGGTAATGGTGTTTGTACACCTAAGAAAATTATTAAAGTTGCTAAACTTGCCGACCACGATGGGGTTATTCATACGTCATGGGGCGATTTGAATTACACTGCGGGCAATGATTATATTGTTAGACACGGTGTCAACGATTATGGTGCAGTAAAGAAAGATATCTTTGCTCAGACCTACGACACTAGTCGTGCGTTATGAAAAAACTAACCAAACAAGATATCATTGATCGCAAGAGAAGAATGGCCACGCTGGTTAACTTTAACTATATGCGACTGCTGAGAGAAGATTATCCAAACGTGCCTATCACAGAATTCACTAAGTCAATCATTGATAAAATTAAAAAAGGTTTATAATATGCAGATCAGAGTAAGAGAGAATCCAGAAGAATTTGGTAATTGTGGTTGCGGCCGTAGTCCAACTGGCAAATGCTGTGGTTGGCACGGTTTAACAGAAGAACAGTATCAAACAGCATTAGAAGAATACGAAGTGAATTTATTTGAAGACGGAGCAGGAATATGAAAGTAGAAATTTATACAAAGGATGCATGTCCTTATTGCGTACAAGCAAAAAACTTGTTTAAAAGCAAAGGCTGGGAGTTCACAGAACACTATATCACAGCAGAAACAAGAGAAACATTGTTAGAAAGTCTAACAACAAGATTGGGGGCAGCACCACGCACAGTGCCCCAAATCTTTATCGATGATCAGGCCATTGGAGGTTATACTGATCTAGTCACGTGGTTAAAAACTCAATAAATACATATATGTTAAAAGAAAATAAAATTGGACAAACAGTCAGTATGAAACTAGCCAACGGCGATGAAGTCGTTGGTAAAATTACAGGTCAGACAGCAGAAGGTCTTACTATCAGCAAGCCTGTTATTCTAGCGGCCAGCAGAGATGGACTGCAAATGATCCCATTCATGATGACAGCCGAACCCAACAGTGACTTTGTATTCAAAGCACATACAATTATGTGTGTTGCAGATACAAACGATCAAGTAGCAGATGCTTATCTTGAAAGTACAACTGGAATCAAACCAGTTCGTAATTCAAGTAGTATTATATTATAATATGCCACAAGTACATAGACTAACTGATGATAATACTGCCGGAGCTCCGATTGTCAGTGTTATCCAGTCGTCTGTGTATACAAATAATTTATTAACCAGTGTAGACGGTTGCCCGGTTGCAGGACATGGGCCTGGAGTTCACGCTGGCCCGTTGACTGCTAATGGCAGTCCTAATGTATTCATTGAATATATACCTGTAAATAGATTAGGCGATCCTGACACTTGTGGGCATCCTAGAGCAATAGGCAGTCCTGATGTTTATGCCAACGGATAAAATATGTCAGCATTAAAACTAACCTTCCCCGCTAACCTTCCCAAGAATGAAAAAGATCTTATCTGTATGCTATTGGCAGGTAGATTAAAAGATCTACTCAATGGACGTTTGGTATGTGCTCAGCTTGCCATAGACGATTTAATCAAAGATGCAACCGGAGTCAGTGCATTAGGCTCACTGCGTGATTCTCTTGTTAAAATGAAATCTGCAATTAACGGAATGAAATCTGCAACGGGCTACGACAAGATATTACAAGGTGTGAATCAAGCATTGGGGCAGGTCAATAATGTATTCAGCTTAGGAGGGTTGTGCCCTAGCCCAGTAAGTGCTCCGATGATACCGGATTTATTGTCGCAGTTGAATGCAAATCTATTCGGCCAAGGACTTAATATTTTAAATGCATTGGGTAGAGTAAGTAATCCCAGTATGTGCCTAGGTGGAGGCCCAGGAGGCTTTGGTATCAATTGGAACAGTATGCCAGGCGACTTACAAAATCTTAAAAATGCAATCAAGCAAGCAGGTAATACACCATCTGCTACGATTAATGCTTTCAATCAAAATTTAAAATCACAGACATCTAGATTAAAATCAGAAGTAAAAAGACTAGAACAAAATTTAGCAGACCCACTGGGACTGAACAATAAACTTAATACAGCAAGAAATTTGCAACGTGCTAAGAGTGTCAGCGACGGATATCCTGTAAAAGACAGCCGTGGCATTCTTCACGATAACGTTTTAAAAACAATGGTGTCAGCTGATATAGAATCAACAATAGACAACGGAGATCGAACTCCAGTTAAGTACGTGACTAAGCCACTACTTGATTATTGTGGAGTTGTAATAGGCTATGAAAAAGTAGCAGTCACTGGCGATCCAGCATACATAGGCTGGGATCCAAACGGAGATCCTAGCCTTAACACTGATCATCCAACAGTTAATCCCATTGCAGGTTATGCCAGCTTTAAATATACATTTAAGCAAGAAGGCAATACTGTCAAGGTCTATGATAGCACAGGCGTAGTTGTCACAGATTTGGCGCTGTCAAGAGGCATTGCTTACAGACTTAATTTCGAATTAACTAACAAAGAAATTCAATTTTACTCAGATCCTGCTTATACGACGGTATGGACAGAAGGCTTAACCTACAGCAGAAATCCAGACTACGGTAAAGACATGGAAATTATAACTCCTGATGTTAATACAAAATTTGTCCGAGGGGAATTAGACTGGGCAGTATTAATAGAAAATCCAACAACACCTAATACTGTTTATTGGAAAACTAATAACAATAGCTCGGTTGGCAGTTTTGTTATCACAGGTGAAACTTCTATACCATTGGCAGATAGAACGTATGACATATCCATGGCAGTTAAAAAAGCCTGCTTACATTTGGTAAACGTTCCGGCAAGCTCTGCGATTCCTGTAAACTACGAAAACTTTTTAGGATCGTCTACTTCGTTTACTACAACAAGAACATATAACACAGTAACAACAATATACAATTCGAGTGGTAATATAACAAGTACAACATCTTTATCTTCAATACCTATGACAGTAAAAGAAGATACAGAAACCAGTGACGAATTGGGAAACACTGATCCAAATAATAAAGTAATTAAATCAGTGGCAAGATTTAACGCTACCTCATATTTAATAACCAAACGTTATGTAAGCACAGAAAACGGATTGGAATATACACAGATTTATTTTTATCTATCTCCCAGTCAAAACGAAGCCAATGCTACATATTGTATATTATTGAAGTTTGATGATCCAATTACAATTTTAAATTCTTCTAAGTTACCTTATACTGATAATTATTCTTATAAGTTAACTAGATTAATAAAATCTGGTAGTGAGTTCATTCCAGTAGTTACACCAATTTCAAATTCAGATGAAACTAAATTCGAACTAGTGCAATCAAATGGCAAAGAATTTATTAGGTGGAATCTTACTTCGTATAATGAATCAGACAAAGCAACTGTTCCTAGAAATGAATTTATATTTCAAACCGATATAGAAATAGATCGCACAGATCTTTCAAGGAATTTTATTGTTTCTAATCCAAAAGAATACAGAACATATTTCTATTTTAAATTCGGTGACGGAACCGCCATCCAATCTACTATTACACTGATATAAATTAATTTGGTAAACTAGCATTTGACATAAAGTCGAAATCAGTATATAATTATGCACTAGGAGTAATTCTAATGCTTAAACAAATTGCCAAATTACTTACCAAAATTGGTAGACAACGTATTATTTTAGACCGAGAAAGCAATGAGCCTTATTTGGAACGTTACTATGTATTTCTCAAAGATAGAACATGGTTTCCATTTAATATCTTCCTGCATAAATTTTTAAAATCTGATCCGGATGATGTTCATGATCATCCATGGCCTTATGCCTCCCTGATACTTAAAGGTGGATATTGGGAATGGATTCCCCATTTTAATAGCCAAGGACAAAAGATTGGTGAATACCAAGTTTGGCGTGCCGCCGGAAGTTTTAGAATAAACAGTGCAAATAGTTATCACAGAATTGAGTTAGATCCCACAGTGGAATGTTGGACAATGTTTATGCCCGGACCCCAAAAACGTGAATGGGGATTTTTAGTTAACAATAAATGGATACACAATGACGAATATATTAAACAACGTACTGCTACAGCCTCCAAGCAGTGAATGGACAGAAGAACAAATAACTACGTTTCGTAGTTGGTTAGTGGGAATGTTACAGACGGGTCCGGTAACTGTGACATTTAATAAAAAAGATGGTGCAGAACGTGTAATGACTTGTAGCCTGCAACCAGAATTATTGCCACCTGCGCCCGTACACGAATCTAATACCAACAATCCCATTGACTTTCCAAAAGTTAAAAAAGAAAATCTAAACATTATTTCAGTATATGATTTAGAAGCAACTGCTTGGCGGAGTTTTACAGTTAAGAACGTTACCAATGTAACATTAAAATTATGAAAAGATATTATTTTGCATATGGCATGAACACTAACGTCGCTGAAATGGCAAATCGTTGTCCCAAGGCTGTTAATCTCGGTCGTTGTACATTAACTGGCTTTGAATTAAAGTTTCGACTTCACGCTGACATTGACGAAGTTGTGGGCAGTGAAATGGAAGGTGTTCTTTGGGACATCACTGAAGAATGTGAACAAGCATTGGATCGCTTGGAAGGATATCCCTTTTACTATGATAAAATTGAAGTAATAGTTATCCCAGACACGCCAGTTAATAACAATACACATATCCGTGCCATGGCTTATATTATGAACACCAAAGGTGCAGAAGAAGCTCCTAGTACTGGCTACGAAGATTGTTTGATTGAGGGCTATACAGCAAATGGATTAGATGTCAAAAGGTTGACAAAAAAGGTCGATTCCCTTATAATTAATCAAATAGGCTATGTATAAACAAGACAGCGTCCGTCAAGTGTTAATGGATTATAAGATAACTATTACTGGCAATAAAGTAAAGCGTCAGTACAATGCAAATCCATTTACACATATTAACACAAGTTGGGATGACCCCATTTTTTATAAACCAGAAGAAGAACATGTTACAATGATCACAGCAGAGATTCCGGAACAACAATTCGCAGCAATGGCAGATACATTGTGTGAATTTAAAGATTTGATGAGAGATCCAGAAACAGCAAGATTGTTAATGGAAGCAAGATTTATAAATAGATTAAAAGGAAACAGATAATATGGCACAACATACACGCTACTGGAGTTGTACACCTTTTGCAGACTGGCTACGAGGTACTAAAAAACTCAGTGCTGGCACAGCAGAGGAATGGGACGATTGGACAACAGCCGCACAGATGAAGCACAATTTTCGCTATTGGTTAGCGGAAGAAGCACTTGGACATATCCAAGATTTTGTTACATGGCCTATAAGGAAAATTTATGATATCAAGTACTACATTAACAACCGTTTTGTTACCCGCACTCATAGCCTTACCGCTCATCCCAGGGATATTAAGCCTGGCCAGTGGCAAGACGTGGGGAACCGCTTTTTGCCTTGCTTATTCAATGAGCTTGTTGATTTTGTTGAAATAGAATCAGCATGGAGTCATATTGCCTGGGGCAGTAAAGAAGATCGTGCAAAGTACGATCCTCCCTTCTGGGCAAGTGGTTGGTGGCGCTGGCGTACTTGGCGTTGTCCGCAGGCAGGTATAGATCATCTTGACTGGGCAATGACACTCACACTTGGCAACGATATGGGTGTGGAAGAAGGTGATGAAAACTACGGTCGTCCAACTGGCCAAGCTGTTCGTGCAAAGGAAATCAAAGAACTTTACACATGGTGGACCGTGACTTATCGTGCTCGCCCAGATCCATATGATGCCAGTGGTTGGAGTGAGTACTGCGAAGCAAGTCGTATTGCCAACGGCGGCAAGCTAAGTTGGTCGGGCAAGGATAAAACTCCCGAGCTTAAAGCTATGAGCGATAAATCACACAAGCTTCTACAGGAAATAGAGTCAGCCTATGAAGCAGAGGACGAAGCCATGATGATCCGTTTAATTAAAGCAAGGGATAGTCTATGGACATAAACCCAAATTATTGTAAGTGCGGCAGTAAGATAAAACATTCTGATCAATATGATGCCTACTATTGTGGCTCTTGTAATAAATGGTTGGAATCAAAATGCGACGATCCTAACTGTGAATTTTGTCCCAACAGGCCTGACAGACCTGTCAACGAATAATAGCAACAAGGCGTTAAATATATAACAAGGAGATAATTATGAAAAAATTATTCATCGTTTTAGCATTAGCATGTGCTACATTACCGGCATTGGCACAGCATCATGGACATCGTCATCACAACCACCATTATCGACATCCAGGATACGGAGGTTGGGTAGCACCGTTAATTATTGGCGGCGCTATTGGTTATACACTGACTAGACCAGAACCTGTGATTGTACAGCAACCAGTATATATCGAACAGCAACCAATACCATTAAATCAAAATTGTACGCCGTGGAAAGAAGTTTGGACTTCTGATGGTAAAATATATAGAGAAAGAACTTGCACTAACTAATACTGATGTACAACTAAACTATTCGCTGTAAACATTTACATGGTACTACTTTTAAGTACTAGTGTAAATGTTTTTAGTGGATGGTTGGTCGAGAGGCTTATGACACCAATCTCCGAAGTTGGCAAAGACGTAAGTCTTTCAGGGGTTCAAATCCCCTACTATCCTCTAAGAACATTTTATGAAAACAATTATTTTATTAACAACAATCTTACTATCGGGATGCAGTTCACTGAACGCAGTACTGTATAACAGTGCCAATGCTTGTTTAGAAGCACAGAAATCAATTAGCAAAGATTTTGCAATGACAGAAATTGCAAGATTAAATGCAATTCAAGAAATAGCGAAAACTGCCAGTGACGAAACTAAAAGAACACTGTCGTCTCAAATAAATAATAGACGACAAACTGATATTATATGTAAATAATAGTTAAGACTGTATGAAGTTGATTGAAAAGGATTCAAGACCCGGGGGCAGTTCCCGGCAGGTCCACCATAAACATATTGTAGAAACGCATGAGCAGGTTTCATACTACCGCTGGTTACGTATAGAATCGTAAGTGAGTGTAGA